AATTTGAGTGTTGTTAGAAGTGACGCCATTAAGTAGTTTAGAGATTTCTCCACTAGTGGTTGTAAAATTGGACTCTCTCAGCTCTTCATCTTTGATTGCCCCTAGGAGTTGTTCATACCCCTTCTGCAATTCCTTGGCTTTATCTTGAGAAGTCCTAATCTTATTTATTCTGAACCCCTCTTCAATTGTTTGTTCACATGTAGGGCATACCGAATTATCTTTAAAAAACTTATGATCCTTAACTAATGTTGAAATCTTTTGGGACAACTTACCTTTAATATTTCCATATTCCTTAAGTTTTTCTTTATGATCACCAAAGTTTTGGAGTTCACTCTGAAGTTTTTGAACACTAAAGGTCAGGTCAATATTTTCATTTGTGTAGTTATTTTCTTCTACAAGAAGAGAACTAATCTTATGTCCCTTGTGTCTAATATCTTCCTGACTCTTTTCTTCAATTTGTCTAATAAAGTCCTTTTGCATATCAACCTTATCTTTAAGAGATTGTCTCTTTAATTCAAATGTTCTAGCTTGTTCTTTCAGACCACGAATCTTATCCTTGATAATCATATTCATGGAGGAGAAGATCTTGATGTCTAAGAGTTCCTCTACGACCTCTCTGCGACTTGTGGAAGGGAGTTGCATGAAGGGAACGAAGGAACTACTACCCAGGATAACAATTTGAGTAAATGACTTGTAATTCATCTTCAGAACATTTTGTTCTAACCACTTCTGTTGATCATTAGCAGAGTGATCTTGATCTAAAGTTTCACCATCTTTATAGATCTTAAAGATATTTGGTTTAATACCTCTTACAACTTTCCACTGTGTAGAGTTAACATCAAACTCAATCTCAACCAATGTACCTTTTTCGTTGGTAGTGTTGATAAGTTGTGCCTTATTGATTTTACGAAATGCCTTGCCATATAGGACAAAGGTTAGAGCATCCAGAACAGTGGACTTACCAGCTCCATTAGAACCAATGACCAAAGTGGTATTATGAGTATTCAGATTTAATGTTGTGGGTTGATTTCCTGTACTCAGAAAATTCTTCCAGGAGATAGTCTTAAAGGTAATCACGCGCGTTGTCAGGAGGAATTACAATGTCATTGGGTGTTATAATCGTATACCTGTGATCATGCAACTCACAGGTCTTAACCATTATCTCGTCTTCTATTTCTAACACATGCATCTTAGGATAGTCAAGCTCTTTTAGTTGCAGGGAATATCTTAAAGCATCATCTTCTTCTTGAAAAATGTAGAGTACTTGTTCTCCATCATCATCAACTACAGAATATGCTCCATCTTTTTCATGACCTGCTACCGTGAGAATAAACATTATACTAGTTCACACGCTTCCTGATATACATCCCTAATTACTTTTTGAATTTTAGATTTATCAAGACTTGATTCAGACTCCTCAATATATCTATTCAGAATAGAAAGAGTATCTTCTGTATCAATTCCTTCAACATTATCTTTTTCGTTATACCACCCACCAAATTCAAAGTTCTCAACGATTTTCAGGTCAGCAATACCAGAGACATACAGTTTGTCAATAAATTTTTCAAACTGTTTGATATCTGATTTTTGTTTGACAATTACCTTTACAATCTTACCTGTATAAGGAGTTGTATCAAACATCTGATAGTTGGTATCATCATAGTAAATGTTATGAAATAACTGATATGGATTATTTACATACGTGTGTTCAAGAGTTTCCACATCCAGTATCGTAAATCCACGATCATCTCCGACATCCGTCCAGAACATCTCGTAAGGATTACCGATGTAGTAGACTGTTCCGTCATCTGATCGAGTATGGTAGTGCCCCGTGAAGACCTTGGAGAACTTTGAATATAACTCGCCCTCATTACCATGGTCCATGACGATCTGTCGATTAACTCTAAATCCATTGAGCTCAAGGTGCCCCATCGCGAACGGGCAAGTTGTCTTTTTAATAAGGTTATAAGTTTCTTTCTCATTTTCCTCACAGATCCAGGGTATAAAAAGGATGTCTAATCCCTCAATATTGACTTCAGTAGCTTTAGAGTATTTTGTTATATTGTCATACTCCGTGAGAAGAAGTTCAATAGAGTTAATTTTATTACTATTCTTATAGTAGGCATCATGATTGCCCACAATCAGGTGCATCTTTGCTCCCATCTCCTTCAGAGGATCAAATACCACTCTTTTTGCCCACTGGAGAGTTTGGAACTCAATTCCCCTACGACTGTCAAACGCATCCCCAAGGTGGAGAACGGTATCGATACCCTCTTTCTTTAGGGTAGGGAAGAATACATCACGATAGAATTTCTCAAAGTAATCATGGAAGAGTTTAGAACCCTTTCTTGCACCATAGTGAGTATCAGTGATTACTGCTACTTTTGTCATTGATTACGAAGTTTGATGTGGACTGCGTCCTTGATGGAATTGTAGTCGGAATAGTTGCCACTGTCAAGCTCGTTGGCATCAAAGACCTCATCGAAGTTAGTTTTCTCTAAAATCTTGTTCTTAATCTCAAGTTGTTTCTTCTCTTGCTGAATCCTCCTCAGAAATGCATAGTAGATAATCTGAGTAAAATAAGCAAATGGGTTCTTAGATTTCTCAGGATTAAAGTTATGAACGTACCTTACACAATTCTCGATGCCATCACAGATCATATCATCCTTGAACATGTAGTTCACGAAGTTTGGTTTATATGATAGATGATTAGCAATTTTTAAAAAACACTCACCAATATATCTGGGAATCCTAGGTTTGGGCTTATCATTGAGTTTAGCTCGTTCAACCTCAGCAAAGTAATTCTCTAGTGCGTTGAGAAACTCTTTGTTATTTACATAGTGTTCGGATTTCTTAGGTCTTGCCATAGTTCCATAATTGTGATTGACAGCCATAAACGATAATTATTACTCATATTATTATACCACTTTCATAAGAGGTTGACAATACCTTGAATTAACAATAGAATAGGTTTGTCCAGGATGAAAGGGAACCTTAGCTCTTATTATAGAGTTTTTCCAAAACCTCTTTAGCTTCATGTACTGTAGATAAGAATCCCATTTTTCTATCTAACTTTATGTTATTCGTTTGATTAAGCTTACGAACATAATCTTGATAATATATAATCATCTCAACACTGTCTGATTCAGACATAGTAATGACCTGATCCATATTTATAATAAACATATCATCACTAGCGGTCTTTAACCAAGGTTCCATTTTATAACCTTGAAACTTACCTCTATGAATAATTTCTTCAACGATAATTGGATTAGAAAGAAGCAACAGTGTCCTGTCATCTTCTTCCATAGCAGCTACCTTAGTAAATATTTCATCACCAGATCTTAATTTGATTGTAGCATAAAAATCATCTTGTATCTCCATGTCCATAGACACTCTCCTTTTCTAATCTTTTAAATTAATTGGTATAATCTCATAATTGAATTGTTCTTGAACATATATTTTCACTCTTTCAATAAAATGATTCAAAGTATAGTTCTTCCTTGACCCCATAGTTGCATCATCTGCAATATCATAGAGTTTAGCTTTCACTTTGTCTTTGCCTTTTCTTAGGACTCTACCAATAGACTGCAAGTTCCGAATACGAGACTTTGATGGAGAGGCAAATATTACGTTGTGAAGGTTTTTGATGTTGATACCTGTACTGAAAGTTCCAAAGGAGGCAACGATAATAGCGTCTTTCTCTTCCTCTGTAATCTTTCTAACTTGTTCTCTGGACTCCGCATCCACACCCCCATGGATGAAGAAGACCTTTCTACCGTCTGATACTTTGCTATTTATTAAGTCATAAAGTATGGCACCATGCGTCTCAACTCTCGTATAAAGAACCAAGGTATTACCCTTCAAATCAACTGACAGATTTGATATGAATTTGTTTCTATTCTCATGGGATATGAGATACTTGATTTCATCCTCATATGTATCGAATTTTTGAGGACTATGTTTCAGAACAAGACACTGAATATCAAGTTTAGCTAGGTAACCCTCATCAATTAGTTTCTTAGTTCCTGTTACCTTGTATGACGGACCAAATAATCCCTCTAAGACCCACTTATGGGTCTGTGTCCCGTCTAAAGTGCCAGTAAACCCATATCTATACTTAGCATGATGGCACTTGTCCATAATCCCTATAAGTGACTTACTCTTAAACAGATGAGCTTCGTCGCCAATAATAACATCATACTCTTCAAAGAATACTCTATCCAGTTGATAAACTGACTGCCAGGTAGTAATGGTTACTTCATTAGTATTGACTCTCTCACGACCTGCATAGATCCTGTGACAGTGATTCTCGGCATCCCACCCATAGTCCTGGAAATCTTTAAACATTTGTTCCACAAGTGATGTGGTAGGGACTACAAGTAGAACCTTTCTCTTCAGACCAACATGGAATCTTACTACAGAGTAAATCATGAATGACTTACCTGATGCAGTTGGACTGATTAATAACTTCCGATTATATCTTA